CAGATCCCTGGCAATTAATTACTGAAAATTACTATTGCGATCTTGCTAAAGTATTGGGAATAGTTTATACTCTACATCTATCTGCACACAAAGACTACATTGATCCCGAAATAAGGGTATATTATGATACGTCCAGCCGGCATTCATATCATATAGCATACTTTACTCAGGGAAAATATGTTCTTAATTTGATTGAGGGAGCAGTCGTAAATAAAGAACACATTAATCAAAGATTAAAATTAAAATACTGCTATGCAGCAGCAGATTTAAAATTAGAACAATACTAGAGGCGTTGATGACACAAATTCAAGTTACAAAAAGAGACGGAAAAAAAGAATACTTAGATATAGAAAAAATGCATCGTGTGGTCATGTGGGCCACCGAGGGAATAACCGGAGTTAGTGCTAGTGAAGTTGAAATAAAAAGCCATATACAGTTTTACAATGGCATTCGAACAGCAGATATTCAAGAGACATTGATCAAGAGTGCAGCTGATCTTATCAGCGAAGAGACTCCAAACTACCAGTATGTGGCCGGTAGATTAATTAATTATCATCTGCGTAAGCAAGTGTACGGCGACTACACCCCGTGTTCACTGTTGGACTTGGTAAAAAAGAATGTTGAGTCTGGATTTTACGATGCTGGACTTCTTGCCGCCTATACCGAAGAAGAATGGAATCGGTTAAATTCGGTTATTCACCACGAACGTGATGAGCAGTTTACTTATGTTGCAATGGAGCAATGGCGTGGCAAGTATCTTGTACAAAATCGTGTCACTAATGAGATCTTTGAAACACCACAGGTAGCATACTTATTGATTGCAGCAACACTATTTCAAACTTACCCTAAAGAAACCCGCCTGCAGTGGGTAAAGGATTATTATGATTCTATTAGTCTTCACGACATCTCTCTTCCTACTCCTGTTATGGCTGGGGTACGTACTCCACAAAAACAATTCTCCAGCTGCGTACTTATTGAAACAGATGACAGCCTTGATAGTATTAACGCTACCACTAGTAGTATTGTTAAGTATGTTAGTCAGAAAGCCGGAATTGGAATTGGAGCAGGTAGAATACGAGCACTTGGCAGCCCAATACGAAACGGTGATGCTTACCACACCGGGGTTATACCTTTTTACAAGTTGTTCCAAAGTGCCACCAGAAGCTGTAGTCAAGGGGGTGTCCGTAATGGCGCCGCTACTTTGTATTACCCTATCTGGCACCTCGAGATCGAGGACTTGATTGTATTAAAAAATAATAAAGGTACCGAGGATAATCGTGTGCGCCACATGGATTATGGTGTGCAATTTAACAAATTAATGTATGAAAGACTGATCACAGGTGGCGACATTACTTGTTTTAGTCCACATGATGTACCTGAAATGTTCGAGGTATTTTTCAATAACCAAGAACGTTTTAAAGAGTTGTATGAGCGAGCAGAACGTAACACCAAGTTAAGAAAGAAAACTTTTAAAGCAGCAGATTTGTTTAGTAGGTTCATGCAGGAACGCAAGGATACCGGAAGAATATATTTGCAGAACGTAGATCATGCCAACACCCACAGTCCGTTTGACGAGGCTGTGGCCCCGGTTAAGATGAGTAATCTTTGCGCTGAAATAGATTTGCCAACCGTACCATTGAAAGATGTCAATGACGAGGATGGTAGGATCGCCCTGTGTACTCTATCAGCGATCAATTGGGGCAATGTAAAAAGCCCACATGACTTCGAAAAGATGTGTCGTTTGGCAGTACGAGGATTGGATGCGTTGCTAAGTTATCAGGACTATCCAATCCTGGCTGCTCGGCTGGCTACCGAGGAGTTTAGACCACTGGGTATAGGTATTATTAATTTTGCCTATTTCCTAGCTAAAAATGATGTTAGTTATAGTGATCCACGTGCATTACCTTTGGTAGATGAGTATGCAGAGGCCTGGAGTTATTATTTGCTCAAGGCCTCTGCGGACCTCGCGGAAGAACAAGGCGCATGTACCAGATGGAACGACCTCAAGAGCGCGAAAGGTGTATTGCCTATTGACACACGTAAACTAGATGTGGACGAACTAGTCGCATATCAAGAACGTATGCCATGGAAATCCTTGCGTGAACAGGTACAACGGACTGGACAGCGTAATGCCACATTAATGGCCTTGATGCCTGCAGAGACGTCAGCGCAGATTAGTAATGCCACGAATGGTATTGAGCCACCGCGAAGCTATGTTAGTATCAAAGGGTCAAAACACGGGCAATTAAAGCAAGTTGTGCCCGAATATCGCCGGTTAAAGAACAGATATGAGCTACTTTGGGACCAAAAAAACCCCGAAGGTTATCTCAAGCTATGTGCAGTACTACAAAAGTATATTGATCAGGGTATTAGTGTAAATACATCCTACAACCCACAGCATTACAATGACGAAAAGATACCAATGAGCGAGATGTTACAACATCTGATTATGTGCTATAAATTTGGAATTAAACAGCTCTATTATTTCAACACCTTTGATGGTCAAGGCGAAATTAATGTAGATAAAATGGCAGCAGATATTAAACTAGAAGATCAAGCAGCACAAGATCAAGAAGACTGTGACAGTTGTGTAATTTAAGAGAGAACAATGAGCGTATTCAATATCAATAATAAAACAGATCATACCAAGGCCCTGGCATTCCTGGATGAATCTGGTGCAGCACCCATACAGCGTTATGATGTATTAAAGTATAGACAATTTGATAAACTAACAGACAAGCAGTTAGGATTCTTTTGGCGACCCGAGGAAGTGGATGTATTACGTGATGCAAAAGATTTCAAGGAACTGACTGATCATGAACGACATATTTTTACAAGTAATCTTAAACGACAAATTCTTCTTGACAGCGTTCAAGGTCGTAGCCCCAATTTGGCTTTTCTCCCTCTTGCTACTATCCCTGAGCTTGAGACCTGGATCCAGACTTGGAGTTTCAACGAGACAATTCATAGTCGTAGTTACACTCACATTATACGCAATGTGTATAGCGATCCAAGTGCCGTATTTGATCAATTGACAGAAATTCCCGAGATACTGGATTGTGCTATAGACATTAGCAAGTATTATGATGATCTGATAGAATATGCCGGTTACTATAGACTATTGGGCTATGGTATTCATGAAGTTAATCATCAGACTGTTACGATTGATAGATACGAACTAAAAAAGAAATTGTGGTTATGCTTGAATAGCGTAAACGCACTAGAAGGCATCCGTTTCTATGTTAGCTTTGCTTGCAGTTGGGCATTTGCAGAGTTGAAAAAGATGGAAGGTAATGCTAAAATTATCAAACTAATTGCACGAGACGAAAATGTCCACTTAGGGTCCACGCAAACCCTGCTAAAATTGCTACCCCAGGATGATCCGGATTATATTCATATCAAACATGAAACTCATGCAGAATGCGAAGCAATGTTTTTAGCAGCAGCGGCACAGGAAAAAGCCTGGGCACACTATTTGTTTAAAGATGGCTCAATGATTGGTCTAAACGAAGTGCTGTTAGGGCAATATGTTGATTGGCTAACCTGTAAACGAATGGCTGCTGTGGGACTACAGTGTCACATTAAAACAGGAAGCAATCCATTGCCCTGGACACAGAAATGGATCGCTGGTGCAGAAGTACAAGTAGCACCGCAGGAAACAGAAATTAGCAGTTACGTAATTGGCGGTACAAAACAAGATGTTGATCAAAACACGTTCAAAGGATTTAGTTTGTAATGATAACAGTATATTCAAAAAATAATTGCCCATTTTGCGACAGGGCCAAACAGCTATTGGAAAGTAAAAACATTCCGTATGTAGAAGTTAACATAGAGAAAGACCCAGAATCAAGACAGATGCTAGTAGATAAAGGCTTGAGAAGTGTCCCACAGATTTTTCACGGTTATGAATTAATTCCTGGAGGATTTGATGGGTTATCAAAACAAAAACCAGAATTTTTCGAAAAGGTAAAAAATGTTAATCAATAAAAAATATTCTTTAGGGGATATTGTGAGTTTCAAAATAGTCAATGGTGATGAAATTGTTGCACGTATAGTTGAAGAAACCGAGTCAGTGTTCAGTGTGGAAAAACCCTGCTCGGTAATGCCCGGCGCACAGGGCATTGGCCTAATACAAAGTCTTTTTACTGCCGATACCGACATTAAAGTTAGTCTTAGTAAAGCCCATGTGTTAATGCATGCTCCCAGTATTGATCAAATGCAAAAACATTATATCAAGACCACCACAGGTATTGAACCAATTACACGGGGCGGCATTATTACCTAATGGCCTATTCCCTTAGTCCTGCAACATTATCTGCTACTACAGAAAAGACACAGTTGAATCAGACTGTGAGTGTACTTAAAGATGCACTTGATCCCACAATCGCCAATATCGTGGTTGTCAAGGGGACAAATACAACCGGCAATATCAATGTGGCAGTGTCATCCAGTTCGTTTACAATTACTGGTCAATATTATGACAACTGGGATAAGAGTATTGTGTATGAAGAATCTGTACAAACCGGAAATACCTGGGCCAATACTTTTGTGACCGTGACCAGATGGTCAAACGTTAGTGCTAATTTAAATTTCGTTGGTAATTATATAGCTGCAGTATCACCTGATAGTAAAACTGCAAGTTACACCGTTACAATTAATGGAGTAACAACTTTACCATTGACACAGGTTATAAATAACAGTTATACTCCAGGAGCATTAACACTAGTGGAGTATGTTGCCATGGGGAAAGTGTAATGCCACCAGTAACTAGAACCAATGTTGACCCCAGTACTGGCCATGGCGGATATGTTCCTCGTCCCAGTACCCCCAACGGCAGTACTGATACTTTTGTAAATGGGCAGGGTACAGTCAGGGTCACTGATGCATGGCCTGATCATACTGACCCAGGACCACCAGACACACATGGTAGTAATCAGAGTTCTGGCTCATCAACAGTATTTGTCAATGGCTTGGCCTTGGCCAGAATTGGTGATTCAATCAGTTGCGGAGATTTTTGTGCCGCTGGAAGTCCAGACGTAATTTGTGGTTGATATACAATTAACTGCTTACATAACTAGTAAAAAATCAAAGAAAGTACTATTATAGTACCAGATAATGGTGTTATAGCAGTTGTTTTCTAAAAAATCTCGTAGTTATATAAAACTACAACCTGAATAAGGAGGGTGTAACATGAAACAATATTTGCCTAGTATTGCAAAATTTGTGACAATCGTTTTTGGTATGTGGTTAGCCACTGCTGCATTAGTAACAGTAACCAAAAATAAATTTGAAGCATTGGCAGCCGAGAAGGCCCAAATGCAAAAAGTAAAATTAGTATCATCAAATGATCGTGAACGTCAACTGCGTTGCTTGACTCAGAATATCTATTGGGAAGCCGCCAGTGAGCCATTTGAAGGAAAAGTTGCTGTGGCGCAGGTGACCATGAATCGTGTTGCAAGTGGAAATTTTCCTGGAGACGTATGTGGAGTAGTTTATCAGAAAAATATTGTGTACTCAAAAGTGGTATGTCAGTTCTCATGGTACTGTGATGGAACTCATAGAGTGAAGCCAATTTATCAACCACTTTATCGCGAAAGCGAAGAAGTAGCAAAAAAAGTTCTACTGGAAAACTTCCGGTTACCCAGTCTCAAAAATGCAATGTATTTTCATGCTGACTACGTCAAACCCACCTGGGGCAAGACTCCAATTACAAA